CTCCCTGCGTGTGTGCGGGTGAGGCAAAAGTTTACATTTAACGCGTCATGATCCGACATCCGACATGGCGCCACTTTCAACCAGTCATGGTTAGGTTGCATGGCAATCCGACACTATCCGTCATGACGCATGATGCCGCGTTATCCACAAACCTGTTCCGTGAGTCATGCGCGCCGGCTTACACCATGCAGGCGCCCTCTCTCCAGTGATCGCTGCACCCTGGGCGCGATATGGCGTCGGAGGGACATCGTCCGGCATGGTTGCACTACCTGAATAGTTCGGGAGCGTCCTGCGTGATCTTTGGGCGGCTATGCTCGATTGTCGGCGGCCGGCCTACATGGTGAAAGCTGCATCTCAAAGGGTAGAGGCAATCTGCCACCTCCCATGTCACATGGTAGCGCATACCTACATGGATACCTGCTAACCATGCCATGCTGTAGGTCATCGGCGCAGATTGGTTGGTTAGTGCTTACTTCGGTAGTTAGTGCTCACTAGGGAGCGCATGGGGGGGGGATGTTCGGGCTTGGCGGTATGGCGATTGGAGCCTCTTGCTGTACGCCCTCATCCATGCCCGGATATGCTACCCTATGCCAATGGGACACGCATTGAGAACGGCTTACGCGATCTTGGATGACGTCATTGCTCGCAAGGGTGAGGATGGGTTTTTGGTTGAGATTGTGCATGAAGTGTTGTGTGGGCGTAGGCTGATTGAGATAGCGCAGGCTGAGGGTTTGTTGTACGGGGTTCTTTGGAATTGGTTGAAGGATGTTCCTGAGAGGTTGGAGAAGTATCGTGACGCATTGAAGGGGTATGGAGATGCGTTGATAGCGGAGACTGTTGGGATCGCTGATGGAAGTGGTGACGCGAAGTTGATGGTTGATACGAGGTTTAAGGTTGCTGGCAAGGTGGATAAGAAGATGTGGGGGGAAGAAAAAGATGCTGGAAAGGGTGGGGGGATAACTGTTGTGGTGCAGAGGGGGGGGGTGGTTGCGATAGGCGCTGAAACGGATAAAGGATACCCCGCGCTGGTAATAGCGCCGGAAATGGAAACGATTGAAGGTGAAGTGCTAGATGGCTGAGATACGACTACCGCATGAATGGGAGCCGAGGCCGTACCAGAAGCCGTTGTGGGACTACCTTGCGGCTGGTGGGAAACGGGCGATTGTAACTTGGCCGCGCCGGAGTGGTAAGGATGCTGTCGTGTTGAACCACTGTGCCTGTGCGGCATTTGAGCGTGTTTCAAATATTTGGTACTTGCTCCCATCGTACCAACAGGCAAGAAAAGCTCTATGGACTGCGGTTAATCCGCATACTGGTAAAAAGCGGCTTGATGAGTCGTTTCCGATAGAGATAAGAGAAAGCACGAACGAGCAAGAGATGCGAATTGTTCTGAAAAACGGTTCCACTTTCCAGTTGGTAGGTTCAGATTCGTATAACTCGTTGGTAGGTTCTACTCCGGCAGGCGTTGTGTTTTCTGAATATGCGATTGCTGATCCTGCGGCATGGGGGTTTATCCGTCCGATTCTTCTGGAGGCTAAAGGATGGGCGGTTTTCGTATCGACGCCACGCGGTAAGAACCATCATCACGATTTATTCAGGTTTGCAGAGAAAAGCGAAAACTGGTTTGCAGAATTGCTGACCAGTGACGACACGAAGGTATTTACAGAAGAGCAGTTGAAGGATGAGCTTGAAGAAATGATTGCTGCGAATGGTGAATCCTATGGCCGCGCATTGTGGGAGCAGGAATATCACTGTAGTTTTGATGCGTCACTGCCTGGAGCGATTTACGGAGAAGAATTGGCATGGATGACGCAAAATGGGCGGATAAAGGCCATTGAGTTTGAGAAGGATTACCCTGTTCATACTGCGTGGGACTTGGGGTTTTCTGATGAAACAGCGATTTGGTTCTGGCAGCTTGTTGCCGGAGAGATCAGGTTGATTGATTATCACGAAAGTTCGCTGAAATCCATTGAGTTTTACGCTGATTACTTGAAAAGAATGACGAGAGAGCGGGGATACCGTTACGGAACCCATTGGTTGCCGCATGACGCAAGGCCGAGGACTCTGGCAAGTGGTGGCAAGTCGATTTTGCAGCAGTTGAACGATTTTGATATTGGACGTTGCGCCATTGCTCCACGTTTGGACGTTGAGGAAGGGATTCAGGCGACGCGGGCAACACTGAAAATTTGCTGGATTAACGAAGAACGATGTGCAGCAGGAATCGAACACCTGAAGTCATACCGGAGGTCGTGGGATGATGAATTGAAAATATTTTCATCGCACCCGGTGCACGATCAACATTCTCATGGGAGCGATGCTCTACGTATCCTGTCATTGGTATGGCGTAGGGAGAAAACAACCGATCTGGAGCTATCTCCTCACGACAAACTCATGGCCGGCAACGTGGTCGGGATGAATTTCGGCCAAATCAAGAAGCAGCATTTTTCTCGGATGGCTGCATCGCGGGATGAGTGACTTGCTAACCCACTTGAAATGCGTTACCGTTGCGACCGTGACGCGGCAATTCCGAGCGAATTCGTAATCACAGGAGAAATAAATGCTACCTTATATCTACGCGAATCTGGACAAGTGCATCTGGAAGCCCGCCGATGTTCTTGTCAATGGAACGACTGTATGGACAGTATCCGGTGGGCCGATTGCAATTGTGTCCATTGGGTGCATCTGCGTTACTGCAAACGGAGCAACGGCATCGACGCTGCAATACTCCGCTGATGGAACCGATGGGGCGGCGACTACCATTACAGGAGCCTCGGCATCGCTTGCGAACGCCACGGCTGGAACGATTGTCCATTCCGATCAAGGAACCTTGGCGACGGCTCTTGCGGTTCACGCGAATGGAGTAGGGATTTCCACTTGCACACCAAACATTCTTGTCCCTGCAGGCATCATCACTACGGTAGTTGGGGTCGGAAGCACTACGGGAACGTGGAGGCAATACATCCGGTATGTTCCGCTGACGCCGGATAGTGTCATAAATGGCTAAGCCGGCAAAGGTCAGGCCGGGCGAACCGGCAACCGAGGTACGTCACTGGCTCGGTGAGATTGCTTCAGCCAAGAAGCGCGAGAAGGACTACCGCAAGGACGGCGAAGAAATCATTGAAATCTACTCCGGCAAGAAGCCGGATCAGGTCAGCTTCAATATCCTCTTCAGCAACGTGGAAACCCTACTGCCGGCGCTGTTCTCGCAGACGCCGCGCCCTGTGGTGCAACGCAGGTTCAAGGACGAAGACCCTATCGGCAAGGCCGCATCGACTGCCGCGCAACGGATGCTGGAATTCCTGTGTGACACCAACGTAGAAGGATACGAGACTTTTGACCAGGCAATGCGGTATGCAACACTCGATGGGCTTCTGCCCGGACGCGGTATCACGTCTATTAAGTACGACGCGGAAATACTGGAACCTGAAGACCCGGAAACCGGAACTCCGGTAGTCCAGTGGGAACAGGTCTGCCCTGATTCGCGCTCATGGAACAAGGTGTTCTTCGGTTACGCCCGCAAGTGGTCGAAAGTACCGTGGATGGCCTACGAGGAATATTTAGACAAAGAGGAATCCATCCGGCTATTCGGCAAAGATGTTGTCGAGAAAATGGTTTTCACCACAGGTGAAGACGATGACGCCGACGATGAAAAGGGAACCGGGACTGGTGGCCGCGACGATGCCGACGATCAGGGTGGCAAGAAAACCGCGCTGGTGTATCAGATATGGGATCGTGATGGCGGCAAGAAAATCCGCTACATCTCGCCCGCGTACAACGACGGGTATCTGAAAGAGGAAGATGATCCGCTGGGGATTACCGGGTTCTTCAACTGCCCAAGGCCGCTCCAGTTCATCGAGAAGTCGAACGACCTGCTGCCGGTGGCGATGTACAAGCTGTACGAGAACCAAGCCAAAGAACTGAACCGGATCACGACGCGGTTGCAGAAGATCATCGAAGCCCTGAAGGTGCGCGGAGCATACGATGGCTCGCTTGGTGAAGACCTCGCCAACATAATGAAGGGCGACGATAACACGCTGATCCCGACGGATAGCGCCTCGTCGCTGGCGACAGAAAAGGGATTCGACAACGCAATCTGGTTCATGCCGCTGGAGAAACTGATTACCGTTGCGACGAACCTGATTCAGGCGCGGGAACAGTGCAAGCGGGTTATCTACGAAATCACTGGCGTATCCGACATCATCCGTGGGCAGTCAGTGGCCTCCGAGACACTCGGCGCCCAGAAGATCAAAGAGTCGTGGGGAACGATGCGGCTCAAGCGGTTGCAGAAGGAAGTGCAACGGTACTCCCGTGATGTGTTGCGGATCATGCTCGAAGTCGCCGCCGAGAAGTTTTCGGTGAGAACGTGGGCATCAGCTACTGGACTCCCGTTTGTCTCCGCTGAACAGAAGCAGCAAGCCCAGATGATGATGCAGGCGCAGCAGCAGCAAGCGCAGCAAATGGGAATGATGGCGCAGCAGCAGGGGCAACCCCCGCAACCGCCTCCGCCGCCTGATCCAGAACTGGTCAAGACGCTACAGTCTCCGGTATGGGAGCAGGTACTTGAACTGCTGAAGAACGACATGCAGCGGGCGTACAGGATCGACATCGAGACGAACTCGACTATCGACGTGGAGGCCACCGAAGATCAGAAGCAGATCGGTGACTTTATGAACGCGATGGGGCAGTTGATGGCCGGCCTTACGCCGATGGTGGAATCTGGCGGAATGCCGTTCGAGGCGGCACAGTCGCTACTGCTTGCCGTGGTACGCAGGTTCCGCTTCGGTACTGAAGTCGAAGACCACTTCAAGAACATGAAGGCACCGCAGAAGGGCAACCCGGAAGCCGCTGCCGCACAGGCTGAAGCTGCTAAGCAACAGCAAGAATCTCAGGTGGCAATGGCCGAGATGCAAGCCAAACAGCAACAGGCGCAGGCCGAGATGCAGGCAGAAGGCCAGATGAAGATGCTTGAAATGAAAGCAGAGATGCATTTGGAGAATGTGCGACTGCAAGCGCAACAACAGGCTGACATCGCCAAGTTGCAAGCGCAGATGGAATCCGACGCGGCCAAGTTGCAGGCACAGCGCAGCAACGAGCAGATGAAGGCCACGATTCAGCGCGATACCGCGTTGAAGACCGCCGCCATGCAGGGCGCGGTTCAGATCGAGATTGCCAAGATCAACGCTTCGGTACAAGCAGCACAGGCAAGCGAAGCCGCAGAGAGTGAAGCCGAGAATGCAAGTATGGAAGAAGGCAAGTCGGCACAGAGCGAAGCAATGATGGCGGCAGTGTTGGATACTCAGGCGAAGTTGCTTGAATCCATCAATGCTCCAGTGTCGATTAAACGTGATTCCAGTAACAGAATTCAGTCTATTGTTCCGACACAGGGGCAAGTATGAGCACTGATGGCTTCGTCCAAATCGACCCCGATAATGTCGGCAAGAAGATCGACAATGCGGTTGTTGTCCGTGGTACTGATACTGTCTATCGACAGAGGGTAGAGACTTATACGCCAAACGGCGATACGCCGCTGACAGATACGGAGTTGCGTGCTGCTGTTGTTCCGATTGTGATAGGGGACAAGAATAACGCATTAGCTGATGTATCCAGATTTGGGCAACTCATTACCGGGGTGCGTCACGACGATATTTTGTGTCGGTTCGAGTACAACAATTCGACCTATGACGTGACCTCTGCTGTCACAGGCACTGGCGCTGCGTCCAATGCGAACAGTCTTGCCACGGCATCTACTGGTGCCACCGCTGGCACTTGCTCATTTGTGACTAAGCGCGGCATGACCTATCGACCGGCGCATGAGATGTATATGTTCGGGTCGGCAGTATTCACTGCCGGGGCGGCTAACACGTTCCAGCGTCTCGGGATATTTGATGCGAACGATGGGTTCTTCTTCGGATACGAAGGGGCTGTCTTTGGTGTATCTCTCAGAAAGGGTGCCGCCGACACCACGATTGCGCAAACGGCGTGGAATAAAGACAAGTGCGACGGGACTGGCACGAGCGGATTTACACTTGATCCGACAAAGGACAACCAGTACAAAATCACCTATGGATGGCTAGGAATCGCCCCGATCACCTTCTCCGTTTATGGTGGCGAGGCCCGTGGATGGGTGATTTGCCATGTGATCGACTACACAAACACGCAGACTACGCCGAGCGTAAATTCCCCGAACAACAATATCAAGTGGGAAGTAAGCAGGACATCAGGAGCCGGAGCCATTTCGCTATCGGTTGGTTGCGTAGCCGGTGGATCAACAGAGGGCACTCATGCCCATGCCGGACACAGACTATTTGCTGGGCGTGTGCAGAAAACTATCGCTGCGGTAGTCTATCCGGGCGATCACATCGCCACGTTTCACAGCAAGTCGACCTTCCAAGGGAAGACGAACAAGATACGCGCCGAAGCTGTGTGGGTCGCATTCTCATGCGATGGAGCGAAAACGACAGAATTTGTTTTTGCCCGCAATTGCACTTTGGATGCTGCGGCTATCGCAGGATACGCAGACGTTAATACGGCAAACTCTATTTTCGAGGTTACGACTGTCGGGACGGTGACGGGTGGGGTCTTTGAAATGAGTTTCCCCATTGGTCGCGTCGATCACGAATGGGCCGATATTGGGGCCGGGCATGTCCATTTTGAGTTGTTTCCTGGCGAAACCATTAGTGTCTTCGGGCTGTCTGGTGCCGGGAGCGAAGTCGTTGCGTCATTCCGGTGGGAAGAATTTTTTGCTTAACATATGCTTCTCGACCTCTACTTCCACCATCATGTCCGTGGCGAAGATTCTGGATCGGGTTATCCGATATATCCGAAGAAGCAGCGCACGAAAGGCCCAAGGTTTGAAGATGTACTTGAAAAGGCGCTGAGTGAGTTTTACGAAGAACTGACACCGAAGGCCAAGAAGAAAGCCGAGAAAATAGTTTCACCGTATAGGGAAAAGCAGAAGCAAACAATCGATTGGCAATCGCTTGAACGCAATTTGGCGAAAGCGGGCGAACTAATCGAACTGTGGCAGATGGAACAAGTAGAAGAGGTAGATGAAGAGGAAATTATCGTGATGTACGTTCTACGCAGACGGAAACTTGCGTTTATGGCTATAGCTCAGACATTTCATTAGAAGATTACAATGCCCTGCAAATCCAAAGGCAAAAAGCCGCCGAAGAAATAACATGCCGCTATACGCCTACAAGTGTAGCAATAACCACAAATTCGACCGCTTCCTGAAACTCAAGGACTACGATCAGGCGCAGACCTGCGAGTGCAATGCCGCCGCAATCAAGCAACTCAGCGCACCGATGATCCACGTCGACTTCCCGGCCTATGTCTCACCGGCAAGCGGCAAGTACATCACCAGTCGAACCGAGCGCAGGGAAGATTTGAAGGCTACCGGCTGCGTGGAGTACGAACCGAGCCTGAAAGCAGAGCAGGAAAAGCGCCATGCCGCAGAGGATGCGGCCCTGGACGCAAAGGTGGAAGAACACGTTGAACGCGAGATTATCGCCATGCCGGTAGAGAAGCGCGAGAAATTCGCAGCCGAATGCGACGCACTTGACGTTGATGTGACGAGGGTATAATCTAAGTAAGCACTAACTCAGGAGACTATGCAAATGGATGATCTGGAAACTGGCGTTGTTGATACCGCTTCCACCGCTGAACCCGATACCGGAAGCGACGATAGCGGCTATGACGTTGAGACGGCTTCGGCTGATCTTGCCAGCGATCTGTTTCCTGAATCCAAGGGCGAACCCGCCACCGATGAACCGGCTACCGATGAGCCAATTGCTGCGGAAGCAAAGCCGGAAGTTAGCACTCGCTCCGCTCCGAGCGCATGGGCGAAGGAGATGCACGAACAGTACGCAAAGCTCGATCCGGCTGTGCAAGACTACATTGACGAGCGCGAGAAATCCATGTTTACCGGAATCGCTCAGTACAAGGAGTTCAACGAGTTCGGTAAGCAGATGAACCAAGCCATTGCGCCGTTCCGCGATCTGATCCAGCGCGAGGGTATTGAAGCGCCGCGCGCAGTACAAGCCTTGATGAACGCCCACAAGATATTGCGCGAGTCGCCGGCAGAGCAGAAACATCAGTATTTCATGCAGCTTGCCAAGGATTACGGAATTGATCTAGGTCAACAACAAGGCGAGCAGGAACAGATTGATCCAACAGTCAAAGCGTTGATGGACAAGGTATCGAACCTTGAAGGAAGCCTAAATCAGCGCCAGCAAGCAGAACGCGATACCGCCTACAAAGCGGTTACGTCAGAAGTAGAAGCATTCGCCTCCGACAAAGCGCACCCATACTTTGATGAAGTGTCCGATGACATCGTGATGCTTCTGAAAACGGGCGCGGATTTGAAGGATGCGTATGAGAAAGCAGTATGGGCAAACCCTGTCACTCGCCAGAAGGAAATTTCCAGGCTCCAGACAGAGCAAGAGAAATCCATCCGAGAAAAGGCAATTGCAGAGGCCACAGCAGCAAAGAAAGCATCAAGCACTACTATCCGCAATCGGGACACCGCGAGGACTCCTACAGAGACGAAACGGGCAACGATGAGGGACTTGGACAGCGCATTGCGCGAAACGCAACGCGAAATCAACTCACGCCACTAATCATCTGAAAAGGAGCCTATCATGGCTAGCCCCAACAGTACCTTCACGGAACTGGTCACTTCGACCTTCCGCAAAGTTCGCAAGGATGTCAAAGACAACCTCTCGAACCGCAACGCCCTTCTGAAGCACATCTACAAGCGCGGCAACTACCGCACCGAAGATGGCGGCCTTACCATCGTCACCCCGCTCGACTACGCGGCCAACGGGACGTATCAGCGTTATTCAGATTGGGATAATCTCTCGATAGCCGCATCCGATGTGATTTCTGCCGCTGAATATCAGTGGCGTCAAATCGCAATCAACATCGTGGCATCGGGTCGTGAAAAGCGCATCAACTCCGGCGACAGCAAGATTTTCTCGCTTGCCAAATCGAAGATGAAGAACGCGATTCGCACGTTCAACAACAACTTCTCGTCCGATCTGTACTCCGATGGCACCGCCAGCAACCAGATCAATGGCCTGCAAGCCTTGGTTTCCGACCTCGGCACCGGCACTGTCGGCGGCATCAATTCCTCGACCTTCTCGTTCTGGGCGAACACCGTGTTCGATGCCTCCGTTTCCTCGGTAACTCCGAGCGCGACGACCATCGAGAACTCGATGCTGTTGCCGACGTGGTTGAGCGTTGATCGCGGCCCGGATGACTGCCCCGATCTGATCGTGATGGACAACACCTACTACCAGTATTTCGAGGCTTCGCAGACTTCCATCAAGCGGTACATGGATTCGTCCAGTGCTGACGGCGGTTTGGTTTCCCTGAAGTACAAGGGTGCTGATGTCTATTTCGACGGCAACAGCGGTATTCCTGCCGAGCATTTCTACATGCTGAACTCCAACTACATCGAGCTTGTCGTCCACAAGGACGCCGATCTGGAAGTGATTGAAGGCCAGCGCCCGATCAATCAAGATGGCGAGGTTATCCCGATTCTGTTCATGGGAAATCTCAGTCTTGCCAACAGGAAGCAGCAAGCTGTCGGGCATGCCTGATAACTGGTCAATCACTTAAGGAGAATCACATGTTTGCTGCACTCAACTACGCGGGTAATCAGCCGTTCAACGACTGGTTTGCGCCCGACACTACTCAGCGTCACCCTCTTGGCACCAAAATCACCGCTATTGATGAGTTTTGGGGCCTTGGTGAATTCGTCTATATCAAGTCCAACGATGCCATCATCAAAGGCAGCCTAGTTGCCATCGGCGGTGCTGCTACTGCTCTTGGTGCCGCTACTGCCTATCTCGGCACTCTGCTTCCATCCACTACGCTGCAAGGCTTCCCGTTTGGTGTCGCAATGGCACCGATGGCTTCCGGCACGTTCGGATGGGTTCAAGTATCCGGTTGCGCGGTCTACAAGACCTCCGCAACGGTTGCTGCTGATGCCAACGTAGCGATTGCTGCTGCTGGTGTTGTCGGTGCCTCGGCTGCTGGAAAGCAACTGCTCGGCGTCCGCAACACCGTGGCTGCAACCGGAACCAACACGGTTACGGCGCAGACCACGAATGGAACAGGCGTCCTGACCACTGCTTCCAATGCCGGATTCTTCATCGGCATGGCGCTGTCTGGTACGGGCATTCCGGCCTCCACTGTCGTAGCGGCTATGTCGGCTGATGGCCGCACCATCTACACCGGCAGCGCAATCGGGACTCTTGGCGACAAGAATTCCACGGCTACGGGTAGCATCACGCTGACGGGTACTTACACTGGCTACGGTCAGGGTTTCATCATGTACCCGCACGCGCAAGGCGCAATTACGTAACAAAACTCCCCCTCCACAAGAGGGGGTTTCTCAATGGGCTTGTTGAGTCCATCGTCAAACCAAAGGAGAACATCATGGCTATTACCGGAGCAGCACTTCAAGCCGCACTCGGATCTACAGAAAACGATGCCAAAGTCACGCAGGAATTCGGTGTCGTCAGCACCTTTCAGGACTGGTACGTTGAAGGAAATGGAGATGCAGCCGGTCGTGCCAAACTGTGCAGGACGACAGCCGCCGACGATGCCGCAACCCAGGCGGCTTCGATCCTCGTTCAACTGAAAGCAAACTGATGTCAATTGGCGATATTACCGACCGCGAGGAACGCCCTTCCTATGTGCAGTTCGAGACGCGCACCGTAGAGGACAAGGCGGCGAGTGTCCGCGAAGGGCGCTATGTGGCAATGGACTTCGATATTGTCCTTGTCACGCCGGCCTACAGCAAGGACTGTGTTGAGTACAAAGTTCCTCAATGGCTGGCGAACATCGAGCGCAACTTACGGGATGGTCGTATTCCTGAGAAGTGGGCTGACCATTGGAAAGAAGCGTACAAACGCTGGAAATCCGGGCAGGAAGTTCCGCTGAACGGGACGCCGATCAAGGGATGGGGCGTTATCTCCCCGGCACAGCAAGCCACCCTGATTGCCATGAACTGTCGCACCGTTGAAGATTTGGCAGAAGCCAATGATGACGGGCTTCGCAGGATGGGAATGGGCGCGGTTGATCTCCGCAACAAAGCAAAGACGTGGCTTTCTTCCATGTCGAATCATGGCGGCGTAACCATCAAAATGGCGGCGCTGGAGCAGGAAAACGAGGTTCTCAAGACTTCGCTTGAATCGCTGCAAAAGCAGGTGGACACGCTGAAGGCGATGGTTAATGTTGAGCCGCAGCAGGTTGAATGCCGACAAGAGCCTGTAGGCATTACCGCAAGCGATTTGCTTGAAGATGAGCCTGCCGCACCGCGCCGTGGTCGTCCACCAAAAGTAGCAGCACCGGCAACGATGGAAGTCTGAAAGGTAAGCCATGAGTCTGCTCACGATTGTCAGAAACTTCTGCAACCGAGTGAATCTTCCCTCACCGACAACAGTGTATGGGACGACGGACAGCCAGATCGTGCAGCTACGGGCGATTCTTGAGGAAGAAGGCAACGATCTGGCTAGCCGGTATCCGTGGCAGGGAATCACCT